TACTATAAACTTCTTTCTGAAGATATCTGTAATTTTGCTGAGAAGAGAGATTACCCTGCTTTGGTTACTGCCAATAGAAGGTTCCGTCAGGAAATGTTGGACTATCAGTATGCCTTGTCTCTCCATTATCAGTTTGGTTCAAAGTATGACACTCCTTTCTGGAATAGAGTTACTAAGATTGCCTCTGATAACTTGAGTAGACATCCAGTTACATGTGATGATGATCTCTTCTTCGATATGATGATGGTAGATACAATGACTTCTGATGATCTTACCACCCCTTATCAATGGAAAGAACAAATTCGTCCAGAAGATTATGGGCCTAATAGACCTAATATTGGACACACATTAACGAATGAGTGTATTGTTGGTGGATTTAATTACTTTGATACAAAGACTCTCTATTGTGGATTTAAACAAATCAGATTCTTAGAATTTGAAGAAAAGTACGACGGACTGCCATGCAACTCTCAAAAGAACTAAAGGAAGGGACTAAAAAGTCTCACTCTGCTGCGGAGAATACCCAATTCGTTGCTGCGTTTCTCCGCGGCATATTGGATGAAACGCAATATCGAAAACTGATTGCAAACTTCTACTTCATCTATTCTGCGATGGAGACAAGAATTGATCAGTTGCAAGATCATCCAGTTGTAAGTCAGATTAATCTTTCTGATCTAAAGAGAAAGAGTTCTTTGGAAAGGGATCTTTCTTATTACTATGGTCCCAATTGGAAAGAAAAAGTTTGCCCCTCTTTGGCGACACAACAATATGTGGATAGAATTTTGACGTGTCCCCCAGAATATCTGGTGGCACATCACTACACTCGTTACCTTGGAGATCTTTCTGGTGGACAAATTCTGAAAGGAATTGCCAAAACAGCTTTAAATCCTCCCGAAGGACTTGGACTGGAATTCTATGAGTTCCCCAATATCGATGATGCCAAACTGTATAAGAAGTGTTATCGTGGTATATTGGATAACCTTCCCATCGATGATTCGATGATTAACGCTCTAGTCGCAGAGGCAAACTATGCCTTTAGTTTGAAGGTTCTGCTTGCAAGTCTTTACTTAACCTTATTATTAATTTCCTAAAACGTAGATGAAGGTTGCGATTATTACCGATACTCACTTCGGAGGGCGTAGGGGAAATAAAACGTTTCATGATTACTTTCAAAGATTCTATGAAGACGTTTTCTTTCCTACTCTAGAAGAGAGAGGAATCAAGGCGTGTATCCATATGGGAGATGCATTTGATAATCGAAGGAGTGTTGACTTCTGGGCTCTAAACTGGGCAAAGAAACATGTATATAATCGATTTGCTGATTTAAATGTTAAGGTGTGGCAACTCGTTGGAAATCACGATGCCTATTACAAAAATACTAACGAGATCAACTCTATCGAGTCTCTTCTCGAAGACTATACCAATATCGTTCCCATTTCTTCTCCTGGTGATTACAAAGTAGGTGATCTAAATTTCTTTGCAATTCCCTGGATTTGTGCTGAGAATAGTGAGGAAACCTTTGAGAAAATGAAAAAGACCAAGGCAAAAGTTGTCTTTGGTCATCTAGAACTCAATGGATTCAAACTTCATCGCGGTAATGTTCAACAACACGGTGACGACAAAGATAAGTACGAAAAGTTCGACTACGTTTTTTCTGGCCACTACCACACAAAGAGTAGTGATGGTCATGTCTTTTATCTCGGCAATCCATATCAACTCTATTGGAATGATGTAGATGATGCTCGTGGATTTCATATCTTAGATACCGAAACCTTTGAGTTGGAGTTTATTCAAAATCCATATACCATCTTCGAAGTTATTCCTTATGAAGATACTAAACCTGCCTTGTTCAATGCGAGTAAGTATAAAGACAAGATTGTAAAGGTAGTTGTTAGAAAGAAGTCTGACCAATTCCAGTTTGAACAGTTTATTGATAAACTTTTCAAGGCGAATGTTCATGAACTCAAAATCATTGAGAATCTTTCTGTCAATGATGAGGAAGTGGATTTTGATGGCGAGAAAATAGAAGACACTGTGACTCTTCTGAATAAATATGTTGAAGACTCGGATTTTGATTTAGATAAAGATCGAGTTAAGAAACTTCTGGAAGAAGTTTATACGGAAGCTTGCGAAATGGTCTAATGTTCATTCTGGCCTTGGATGAAGAGTCTGGAGACGGCGCATATGCCGTTACCGATGATGAAGGAGACAAGGCTCTCTATATCTTCGAAGAAGAGGATGATGCGGAAAGATTTATTGTTCTTCTCGAAGCAGATGATTATGTACCCCTCAGAGTTGTAGAAATCGACAAAGAGGTCGCCATAAAGACATGTGAGTTGTATAATTATAAGTATGTAATCATTACACCAGAAGATTGTGTAATACCTCCTAAAGAATGATTAAGTTTGAAAAAATTCGATGGAAGAACTTTCTCTCTACGGGTAATAGTTTCACTGAAATCGATTTAGTTAAGGCGAAAACAAATCTAATTGTAGGTACTAACGGTGCGGGGAAGTCCACTATTTTGGACGCCCTGACTTTTGCGTTGTATAATAAACCATTCCGTAAAATTTCTAAGACTCAACTAGTTAACTCAGTCAATGAGAAAGACTGTCTGGTTGAGATTGAATTCTCTATTCATAGTAAAGAATATAAGATTGTCCGAGGCATCAAACCAAATCTTTTTGAGATCTGGGTTGATGATCGTATGCAGGATCAGTTCCCAAGTGCAACGGATCAACAGAAGTATCTTGAAGAAAATATTCTTAAGTTAAACTATAAGTCTTTTACTCAGACAGTCATCCTGGGATCTGCCACGTTTGTTCCCTTCATGCAGTTATCTGCTGCTCATCGTAGAGACATTGTTGAGGATCTTCTTGACATTCGTATCTTCTCTGACATGAGTAATATTCTGAAGGAGAGAATTAGATCTAATAACGAACTTGTCAGGCAACTTACGATCAAGAAGGATATGGTCGAAGACAAGATCGAGATGCAAAAAGATTTTATTGAAGATCTCGATAAGCGAGGCAAAGAAAGTATTGGAAAAAAACAAGAGAAGATAAAAGAACTTCTTGTTCTTTCTAAAAATTTGCAAGAAGAAAATATTAAGAATCAAAAAATCATTGAAACTGAACTTCAAGTAGAGGCCGATTCTTTATCTAAATCTGACGCAACTCTTAAAAAACTTTCTTCTATCAGATCAAAACTGCAACAAAAGATGCAGAACTTGACTGAAGATCATAAGTTTTTTAAAGATAATTCGGTTTGCCCTACCTGCGAACAAGATATTGAAGAACAGTTTCGCTTAAATAAAATTGGGGATATTGAAAGTAAAGCCAAAGAGCTTAACGATGCATATAATGATCTGAAATCAACAATTGCTTTAGAACAATCTAAAGACAAGAGATTCTCAGAACTATCCTCGCAGATCTCTGAGATAAACTATGGCATTTCTACCAACAATACAAAGATTACTGAGTACCAACGTCAGACTTCAGAACTCGAAGGTGAAATTCAAAGAACTACCAACCAAATTGAAAATCGAAATTCTGAACGAAGCAAACTACGGGATCTTGAAAATGAATTGTTGAGTTGCGAAGAAGAGAGATCTAAAGAGTCGGAAGATAAAACATACTTAGAGTTTGCCCAGTCCTTGATGAAAGACAGTGGCGTAAAGTCAAAAATCATCAAGAGATACCTTCCCATCATGAATAAGCAGATCAATGATTATCTGCAAAAGATGGACTTCTTTGTTAACTTTACTCTAGATGAAGAATTCAAAGAAAGTATCAAGTCGCCTATTCACGAAGACTTCTCATACGAGTCCTTCTCTGAAGGTGAAAAAATGCGAATTGATCTTGCTCTTTTGTTTACTTGGCGAGATATTGCTAAGATGAGAAACTCTTCATCCACAAATCTTTTGATCTTGGATGAAATCTTTGATAGTTCTTTGGACGCCCAGGGCACAGACTTCTTTACTGTCCTTATTCGGTATATTATCAAAGACGCCAATATCTTTGTGATCTCTCATAAAACTGAAGAACTAACCGATAAATTCGAAAACTTAATTACCTTCGACAAGGTATCTGGATTCAGTAAGGTGGTCAGTTGACAAAGGGGCACAAAGCCCCTTTCCTGATCCGTCAAACCGTGCAATGATAGGATCAATTCAGGAACACTAGATGAAGTCCGTCAACTACGAAGTCAAGGGTCAACTGGCGAAACTCCTGGCAACCGAAGACCTTATTATTGAAAACAGACAGGTCTCTACTGCCTCCTTCGATGTTGATCGACGTATTCTTACCCTGCCGATGTGGCAGCGTGCTTCCAACGTCGTATATGACCTTCTGGTGGGTCATGAAGTTGGACATGCACTGTATACTCCAAATATTGATTGGAAAAAAGATCATCCAGATATTCCTAAGAGTTTTGTAAATATCATCGAAGACGTTCGTATTGAACGACTTATCAAACGTAGGTTTGCTGGACTCAATAAGACTTTCTACCGAGGTTATTCTGAATTGTCGGATCAAGATTTCTTTGGTATTGAAGAAGAGAATCTTGAAGACCTTTCCTTGGCAGACCGAATCAATCTTCAGTTTAAGATTGGGAACTTTGTCCAGATTCCTTTTGCTGATAGTGAGAGTCACTTCCTAGATCTTTGTAGGAAAGTTGAAACCTTTAGTGACGTTCTCTTAGTCGCTCAAGAGTTGTATGATTTCTGTAAGTCTGAAGTGAACGAACAGGAACCACAGGAGTCTCCTGCTGGAACCCAACAGACTGGCGGACAATCTCCACAGTCTTCTTCTGGAGGCGGAGATGCTTCCGAATCCATGTCTGATGGATCTGAAGAGGAATCTTCTTCTGGTGATCTTGAAACACAGGGACAGAAAACTACCCCGAACAAACAGGGTGGGGATCAGTTTGATACAGTTACAGATAAGAGTTTTGAAGATGCTGTAGAAGAGTTGAATACTGGGACGCATTCTTTTGCTGAGAATGTGTATCTTGAGTTGCCTACTGTTACTCTGGATACTGTCATTGCTAAAAACACCGATGTTCATGATCACATCAATGAATGTCAACAACTGTTTGAACCTTTTGTTTATGAGTCTATTGATAACGAATATCGCAAGTTCAAGAAGTCTGCTCAGAAGGAAGTAAACTATCTGGTGAAAGAGTTTGAGTGCAAGAAGGCAGCCGATTCTTATGCTCGTGCCAGTATTTCTAGGACTGGTGTCCTAGACTGTACTAAACTTCACACCTATAAGTACAACGAAGATCTATTCAGGAAGGTTACTACTCTCCCTGAAGGCAAGAATCATGGACTGGTCTTTGTTCTTGACTGGTCTGGGTCTATGCAAGACGTACTGGTTGACACAATCAAACAACTTTATAATCTCATTTGGTTCTGTAAGAAGGTAAGTGTTCCTTTTGATGTGTATGCTTTCACTAATGAGTGGAATGTAGTTACCTATGACAGCAACCGTCTCGATAGTATGGGGCACCCGACCGCCGTCATTCCACCAGAACATCAAGAACGTAAACACAATGAGTTGTATGTTGATCGGTCATTCAGTCTGATGAACTTGTTTACTAGTACAACTCGTGGTGCAGCTCTAGAAGATCAAATGCGTAACCTCTACAGGGTTGTGGCAGGTCATGACAGCTCTCATCGGTGGAATACCCAATATCAGAATCCTCGTCGCCTGAGTCTCTCTGGCACGCCTCTGAATGAGGCTTTGATTTGCATGAATCAGATCATTCCCGATTTTAAAAAACGGAATGGGGTTCAGAAGGTTCAGTGCATCGTTCTAACTGATGGTGAAGCACCCCCGATGAAGTACAATGTCGTTCTTCCTCACTCTAGGAATCCAGAAGAGACTTACACTGGCACTCGCCCTGTCTACTCTAGGAAATGTTTCCTCCGAGATCGGTCTACTGGAAACACTCATATGATCAAAGATGACTATCATGGACCTACGGAAACTCTGTTGGACCAACTTCGTAGTCGTTTTGTGAATACTAATTTTATTGGTATTCGTGTTTTGGCTTCTAGAGATTCTGGTAACTTCATCCGCAGGTATACTGAATCGGTTATTGAAACTGATAAACTCCTCCAACACTGGAAGAAAAATAAGACTGTTACTATCAAGGGATCTGGATATCATTCTTACTTCGGACTTTCTTCGACAGCATTGTCACAGGATTCCGATTTCCATGTTTCTGAGGAGGCTACCAAGTCCCAGATTAAATCTGCTTTTCTTAAGAGTCTTAAAAGTAAGAAGATGAATAAGAGAATCCTGGGTGAATTTATTGAACTTATTGCCTAAATATGGAGGTGTGCTAAAATGACAATTGAAGTGCCAGAGTGGAAGAAGAGAGCATTGGCGGACCCTTCCCTCAAAGAAAAACAGGTACAAATCCTGATTCATGGACCCAAGTCCCTAACTGACGCATGGTTCCTACAGGCAATGAAGTTCAAGTATGGACGATAGAAAAACTGTCCTAAACCCCTTCTCAGAAGGGGTTTTTCGTGTATACTAGATACATACCAAACAGATCCACTGATGACTGCACGAGTGAACACCGAAACCCTGATCAATTCCCTTCGCGATCTTTATGGGAACAATTTGACTACTGCCGATGTCCGTGGTTACTGTGCCTCCAACGACATCTCTTATCCGACTGTATCTAAGCATCTTGATAAGTACAAGGTTGCTCGTGGTCGTTGGAACCTGACCGTTCAGGAAAAACTAGAACAAACTTATCAGGCACCTCCTGCGATGCCTGCTGTTGAACAAAATCTCATTCCTAAAAAAGATGATACCTTCGTCAAGTTTGGTAATTTCAACGATGTTCGCAAAATTATTCAGTCCCGTCTATTCTACCCGACGTTCATTACGGGTCTGTCGGGTAATGGCAAAACGCTTTCGGTCGAACAAGCCTGCGCTCAATTGGGTCGCGAACTCATCCGCGTCAATATCACGGTAGAGACTGATGAAGATGACCTCATTGGTGGATTCCGCCTTGTCAATGGTGAGACCGTTTGGCACAATGGTCCAGTCATCGAAGCCTTGGAGCGCGGTGCGATTCTATTGCTTGACGAGATTGACCTGGCTTCCAACAAAATTCTTTGCCTTCAATCGGTCTTGGAGGGGAAAGGAGTTTTCCTGAAAAAGATTGGCAAATTTATTGCCCCAGCGGAAGGGTTCCAAGTATTTGCAACCGCTAATACTAAAGGAAAGGGTAGTGATGATGGACGGTTCATTGGGACTAATGTTCTTAATGAGGCATTCCTTGAACGTTTTGCTATTACTCTTGAACAGGAATATCCAACCCCTGCGATTGAACAAAAGATCTTGATGGCACAATGTTCTGACACTGAATTCTGTAAGCGTTTGGTGGACTGGGCAGACATTATCCGTAAGACCTTCTATGATGGTGGTATCGAAGAGGTTATTTCTACTCGTCGCCTAGTCCACATCACTCGTGCCTTTTCTATCTGGAATGATAAGGCAAAGGCAATTGAGGTTTGTATTAATCGTTTTGATGATGAAACTAAACAGTCCTTTATGGAACTGTATGACAAGGTTGACGCTGACGTAAATTTTGGAGAAGACAATGGACCTGTGGAAAAACTGGAAGAAGGTACTGTGGGAAACCTTCCCTGATCTCGAAAACATTGCAGACTGGGCAGACTGGGAGGGCAAAGGCACCTCCCTCCGTGCCAAGGTCTACAATAACGAGTACATTGCCAAATCACGGGAGGTTGATATTTGGAACGAAAAATCTTCAATCTACAATAACATCATATATCCAAAAACGGGTGAGAATCTACCCTGTTTCGGAATGGATCTGATGGGGTTCTTTGAGAAGAAGGTTATTATCGTATTCGACTTCCAACATCCCGTAGAGAACTATCTGTTCTCTCATCCCGATCTTCCTAAGGCAGATGGTACGTTTAGGTTTTTTGAACCAGGAAATCATTTCTCGGAAAACATCTACGTTGCTAAATGTACGATGTCTGAGGTTGATGATCACCTTGACATGTTCAGGAAATACTTGACTGCCTACAAGGAAATGTTAGAATGTAAGAAACCCAGTGGGCTTGAAATGTCCTCAACTTATTCTGACTTTGACAAGTACATGAGGAAACTTGACCCTGTTAGTGGATACCTTGCCAATCAATTTGGTGAGGAAAAGGCCGAATCACTTGTAAACGATTTCCTTTTCTCCTATGGTTAACTCTTGGTCTTTACTTTATGATGAACTTTACATGAAAAAAGACATTGAACACTCAAAACACTGGTACGATTATGATCGTAATGATCCTAATCGACCCAATCCCTTCGTAGATGGACACGGTGATGTTCATTATCCAGCTGACCATCCTAGTCAAGAATTTTGGCACGAGGATGGTTTTAGTATGACTGGGAACCCCGCTGCTCCTTCCCCCGATACCATTAATCTTTCTGGTGTCTACAATTACATTAATGATTTTCATATGGATTTAATTCCCGACGACGTAAACAAAATTGATTTGAATCTTGACGCCACTTCCAAGAATGGATTTTGGAAGTACAATGAAGATAAGATCATGAAAGAGGTTCGTGATTATCTTTCTTCGACGTATCGTTCTCACTATACTTCTAAAGAATCTCAAACCCAAACTCTTGATCTGATTGAGAGTATTGGTGATGCAGAGGCATTCTGTCGATCCAATGCAATCAAATATCTGTCACGATTTGGTAAAAAGGGTGGTAAGTCCAAACTTGACATTACCAAAGCCATCCACTATTGTATTCTCCTCTGGCATTTCTCAGGGCTTGATAATGAAACTAAGGACTCCTATGAAACTTTCTGATCGTACTATTAATCTGCTGCGTAACTTCTCTACGATCAACCAGTCTATTCTTTTCAAGAAGGGTACTAAACTCCGTACCATTTCTGTGATGAAGAATATCCTTGCAGAGGCAAACATTGACGAGGACTTTCCTCAGGACTTTGCAATCTATGATCTCCCCCAGTTCTTGAATCAAGTCAACTTGTTTAGAGAACCCGAGTTCCACTTTACTTCTTCTTCATATGTGAAGGTTAAAGAAGATGGTGACGAGGCAATTGCATTCTTTGCTGATCCTAGTGTAATCGTAACTCCTCCTGACAAGTCTATTTCACTTCCTTCGGTTGATGTTGAGTTCACTCTCAAGACTTCTCAGTTCGACAAACTGCGTAAGGCTGCTGCAGTCTCGCATCTTGATGATTGGTCTGTGATTGGTAAGGATGGTAAGATCCTCCTTCAAGTCCATGATCGTAAGAATGACACCTCTAACGGGTTCTCTACGGTCGTAGGCAAGACGGACAAGACCTTCTCCATGCACTTCAAGGTGGAGAATATCAAGATCATTCCTGGGACCTATGAGGTCAAGATCTCTCGCAAACTCCTCTCCGAGTTCAAATCTACTGAGTATGATCTGACCTACTACATTGCCCTTGAACCAGACCTGACCTGGGAAGACTGATGAACAAGTGGGATCTTATCTTTCAAAACTTATCCGACAGTGAGAAGGATAAGATCGCGGTTCTTCGCGTCATGGAATGTGCCAATGGGGTAATCCAACACGCATATCGTGATGGTAAATCCTGGGCCCTTCCCATTGATGATACGCGCAGGGCAATGAAGTTTAGTATGTCTTGCATGAAAAATATGTCTATTCCTCTAAAGGAAGAGACTATTACTTTTGAACCTGAAACGGAAAAGATTCTTAGGGAATGCCGAGATCTTTACATCAGTGGATTTAAAAATGGAAACGATGAAGACCTTGAAGAATTCTTTCGTATGTCCGCTTCCACTGTCCGTGTCTTAGGTAGAGAACGACTTGTTAAGGCAAAACAAATTTTAGAAAAAAACATTGACGACATCCCATCTACTGCGTTAGATTGGGGTGTAACATACCTAGAACAGTTCTTGTCATGAACATCTTTGTAACTGATCGGAATCCCCGACTTTCTGCAAAAGTTCTCCCAGACAAACATGTTGTCAAGATGCCACTTGAGAGTTGTCAGATGCTTAGCATCATTTACTCCAAGTGGTATTTTAATTGGGGGGACTTGCATAAAATCAATGGGGAACCTTATGCCACCAAAAAAGGTGCCTTTCGTAATCACCCATGCACTAAGTGGGCATCGTCAAACTATTACAACACTGCTTGGTTGATTCAACATGGATGTGCCTTGGCTACAGAGTATCAACATCGGTATGATAAAGTTCACTCATGTGCCAAAACTTTGTTTGAAGCAAAACAAATCTTTCACAGGATGACAGGCAAGTCCATAACATGTTATAGTATGGCCGATAAATTTGCCCGTGCAATGCCCGATGAGTTTAAATATAACACAAGCATTGACACTTTTACAGCTTACAAGCGTTATATCGCATCCAAACCTTGGGTTGCATCTAATTATCTTCGTGACGAATCCAGAAAACCAGATTGGCTATGATTAATGAGACACATTCTTTTTACCCTTAAGGGTTGTAGTTCTGTTCTCACTGATGATGAAAGTTACATAAGAGATGTAATTTATCATGCATCAGTTCAATGTAACTCGACTCTTCTTGCCCTTAACTCACACAAGTTTCAACCACAAGGTGTAACATGTGTAGCAATGCTTGCTGAAAGTCATATTAGTATTCATACTTGGCCAGAAAAGGGTATGGCCGTCTGTGACGTTTTCACCTGTGGTGATCATACAGAACCCCAAAAGGCAGTAGACTATATGAAGATGGTTCTACATGCCACTGATATTGTTTGTAATGAATTTGTTAGACCGTTAGAATGACTTGGACACTTCCTGTTGAAGAAGATGAAGACGGCAACTGCTTTATCACTCTACCAGATGATCTCCTAAAAGAGGCTGGATGGAAAGAGGATGATGAGTTAGAATGGGTTGACCGTGGTGATGGATCCTTTGAATTGAAGAAACCTAACTGATTATGCGTGATGAATTTCTTTGGGTTGAAAAATACCGACCCAAAACTATTGAAGATTGCATCCTTCCTGATGCAACTAAAAAAACTTTTGCTGACTTTGTAGAGAAGGGAGAGATCCCTAACCTCCTGTTGTCTGGTCCTCCTGGCATCGGTAAGACCACTGTCGCAAAGGCACTGTGCCACCAACTTGGTGTAGATTATTATGTTATTAACGGATCTGACGAAGGTCGATTCCTCGATACTGTCCGAAACAATGCGAAGAACTTCGCTTCGACCGTCTCACTTGATTCGACTGCAAAACACAAAGTCATCATTATTGATGAGGCAGATAACACAACCAATGATGTACAACTCCTCCTACGGGCGTCTATTGAGGAGTTTAGTGGCAACTGCCGATTTATCTTTACTTGCAACTATAAGAACCGAATCATTGAGCCCCTTCATTCCCGCTGTTCCGTTGTTGACTTTGGGATCAGTAAGAAGAACAAACCTGCAATTGCAGCACAGTTCTTCAAACGACTCCAAGAAATCCTGGCTGCGGAGAGTATTGAATCGGATCCTAAAGTTCTTGCCGAACTAGTCAACAAACATTTCCCCGATTGGCGCCGTGTTCTGAATGAATGTCAACGTTATTCCGTTGGTGGAGTAATTGATACTGGAATCCTTGCGAGTTTTTCTGAGGTAAATATCAATGATGTCATCAAAAATATCAAGGATAAGAAGTTCCCTGAAGTTAGAAAGTGGGTCGTTAATAATTTGGACAACGATTCTACTGTACTTCTGCGTCGTATTTACGATGCTATGGTTGATTCCTTGGAAGGTCCTTCCGTTGCTGCTGCTGTCCTCGTTGTTGCTAAGTATCAGTATCAGGCAGCATTTGTTGCCGACCAGGAGATCAACCTCCTCGCGGCGTTAACTGAACTTATGGTAGAGTGTGAATTCAAATGATTAGTAGAGACGAACTGATGCACCATCGCCTTCAGGCTTGGTTGCGTGAAAATCACTGTGATGAAATGGAGTATCTGG